CAAAGAAGCGGTCGCTTCAAGAATGTTTTGATTCAAAAGGGCGGTGTATCATCCTCTTTCTCACCCAAGACGATCACACGGGACACTGGTGTTGTATGTTGAGAACGAAGCGAGGCGTGGAGTTCTTTGATCCTTACGGCGACAAGCCCGAAGATCAGCTGGATGAGGTTCCGCAAGACCGCCTTGAACAGATGAATGAGTCGCAACCTTATCTCACCGAATTGATGCGACGGAGTGGTCTGCCTATCTACTACAACACCCACGCCTTCCAGAAGGAGCGTGGAGATGTGAACACGTGCGGTCGGCATTGCGTTGCTCGTCTGCTCTACGGCAACAAGTCGCTCTCGCAATACAAAGCCATTATTGATAAGACGGGACTCTCGCCAGACGACTTTGTGTCGGGTCTCACCTTTATGAAGTTGAGGAAGTAAACGAGAAGAAAAACTGGGTGTAAGAGTATAAATGAACCGCCAGATAGCGTCAGTCCAGTATGTCGGTGGGACCGAACAAGATCCCGACTACGTGTATTACAACGCCGACATCGTCAATAACACGACGGATGACCAGACGGCGGCGGGTGATGCGATCCAAGACCCGAACATCGTGTTCAACGAGACCCGTGATTACCCTATCATCAAGGACATCTCCAACTACAACTTCTCCATCGTGCGTTTCACGATGAACGGAGCCAACTTGGATCTTCCTCTCTTTATCCCGAGCATTCGGGAAGGCACGGGGCAGACGAACCCCAACCTCACGACCTACGGCTTGTCTATTCCTCTCCAAACATCCGTAGTGTCCAGTTTGACGATACCTACACCTACGCTTTGGACTCAACAATCGCCGAGTGTGGTCGGGCAAGTTAGATACTATGTAGTAGGAGGAGTGAATCAGTATGTCCAGTGTATAACGGCGAATAACGGAGGCAATACTCCCGACGACTACTACAAGAATCCCAACCCAGCAATCAATCGGTATTGGTCAGTCTACTGGATCCAACTGGGGCTTACTGCTCCTACTGCGACATCGGTCGTCATCCGTGCTATTCCTCCTACTCGTTTCATTGAGTATCAGCCACAGAACAAGAACCCCAAGACATCACCCGCTCCTCTCACCCTTGCGAACTTGAAGTTCAAGGGAACGTGGGATGCTGGAACGCAGTATGAGGCTGGGGATGTGATTACACTGACGGCAATGGATCAGCGGTATCAAACTTACAATGGTCCTTTCTACCAAGCAAGGATTCCCACAACGCAGTGGGTAGCGGGAACGACGTATCCAGCGGGAGCAATTGTCCTCTATGGAAGCGTGGCTTACTACGCAAAGTTGGCGAACGCTTCCACGACGCCTCCCCCCAGCGACTCAACGAACTGGGGTCTCAGTCCGCCAATTGGACTGAATCCTTCCACGACGGGTGCGGCATACTGGGTTCTGTTTGGCGACAAGAAGGGACAACCGCAAGATCTTACTACGGATTACTACTGGGTCTACACCTACCAGAACTGGCTGGATCAAATCAATACCGCTATCTTTGACCCTAACGATCTCCAACTCTCTGCGGCTGCTTCCCCTCGTCTCACCTCTGGATGTGCGATGTGCGACACCTACTACGCCTACTACGACGCGTGGATTGCTTCTACTCTTCCAGCGGCGGTTGCTAACTTTCCCTACGCTACGTTCGCCTCTTTCCTCAACGGCATCGGCGGAGGCGTTCAAGCCCCCCAGATTGTTTATGACCCAGCGACCCAGAAGTTTTCGTTCTACTTTGACTCTAACGGCTTCGGTCAGCGTCTCACGAGCTTCACGGCGGGAACGGCACAATACTCGCAGTCGTCCGTGCCTTACTTCCAGCTCTTCTTCAACACGAACTTATACAATCTGTTCGCATCAATGCCTTTTAACTACTGGAACAACACGACGGCAATTGAAGGTCCTTTCGGTGATGGTGTTATTGCCCCAGCGGGTTATGTCTATGAGATGCTCGTCCCCAACAAGTTCTACACGAATGTTGCCGACTACCGCCTCGCACCTTACGCTGGACAACCTTCTCTCGGCTATGTTCCTTACGCAAACTCCAATGTCGCAGATGAAGCACTCTCCGCCCTCAATCAGCAGAAGGTCTATTGGGTTGTGTCCCAAGAAAGCACATCAACGGATACGATCTGGTCGCCCATCTCGTCTATCGTGTTTGCCTCTGCTTTGATGCCCGTCCAGCCCGAGTCCAACTCCGCTCCCGTCGTCATCGGTCAAGCGAACATCGGCAACACTCAACAGACCGCCAAGTCCGCCTTCACCCGCATCATCACGGATCTTGCTCTGGCGATGGACAAGGGTGCTGCCTCTTGGAAATCGTTTATCTACTATGTTCCCTCTGCTCAGTATCGTATGAGCGATTTCCTTGCCTCCCACCAACCTCTCTCGGCGATTGATGTTCAAGTGTTTTGGAGGCATCGTCTCACCAACCAGCTCTACCCTATTGCGATGACGAACCTTTCCAGCGTATCCTTCAAGATGATGTTTCGTAAGAAGGGACTGGCGGACAAAGGAGACGACGACTTTTAGTGAGGTGTGCTCCCCCAAAACTTTCTGTGAATAGAAGTATAAACCAAGATGAGTGCCGACATTGAGAAGATGGCTGTCTTTGACTCCCGTATTGTCCAGAGCCGCCCTCGTTATGCCGTTGAGAAGGGTGCTCTCTCGCTGACGAACGCTCCGTTCAACGCCATCTCGGCGACCTCGTCCCAGCACACTTACAACATCTACGTCCCCAGCGAGAACGTGTTCGTAGATCGTGCGGTGGAGTGGACTTCAACCGCCACGATGTCGTCCGTGATTACCTACTCGGGCACCCTCGCCAGCTACAAACTCGGCTTCCCTATCATAGTTCCTGGCGTTGATTTCGCCCTAACGGCGTTCCCGCTCAACTCGCTCTGCTCCACGATGACTGCGACCATCAACGACACGACCTCCGTCATCAACTCCCAAGATGTCTTGAAGGAGGTGCTACGCCTCACGGACTACAAGAAGAATCGTCTCCAACGCACTTGCCCGACGATGCTGGACAAGTATCAGTGCTACGATGACGCTTATGGTCTGCCCAACTGCCCGCTCAACGGCTACGGCACGGCGATGGACTACGATGGTGTCCAGAATGGTGCGTTCGGGCAGATTGTCTTCACGGACTCTGGCGGTCAAGCTCTCGTGGAGGGTCTCTACTATGTGAATGGTGTGCTGACGACTGCCGCCCAGACGGGTTCTACTGCGGGTGCGATTCCCTCTACGGCGATTGCGGGTTGCTACCGCTGCGTCAATAGTCTGCCTTCGCTCACTGCCTCAACGGCGGGTGCGGGCACCGTTGATTGTGCTGGTCCCTTCACGATCTTCTACCAGTGGACTTCTACGGAGAAGCTCGTCCTCTCGCCCTTCACATTCAGCGATGTTCACGAGTGGGATACGGGTCTGTTCGGCATCAACAACATCCAGCTGATTATGAACTTCCAAGCCCCCGCTCGTATCGTTCGCTACTCGGGTATGCGTTGGAATCAAGGCGTCCCCACCTACGGATCGGGCGGTGCTAACCCCGAGTCGGCTGCGACGCTCACCTCAACGCAGTTTGCGACGGCAACTCCTCTCCAGCGTTCAGTGGTCAACGTCCAGTTCCTCACGCCTTCGCTTGACGTCCCGCTACCACCCAAGTCGGTGGTGCCGTATATGGAGTTCCCTCGCTACCTCACGACCAACTCCGCCACCATCAACGCGAACTCTGCTCTCCAAATCCAGTCCCAGACGATCACGCTGCCCCAGATCCCCGATCTGCTCATCGTGTATGTGAAGGGTCTCCTACCCGCTGGCTCTGGCTCCACAAACGGCATCAACGACCCCAACTTCGGCGACTTCTACCTCCCCATTGCCTCTCGCTCGTATGGTAATGTTGCGAACCCTCTATCCGTCAACTTTGATAACTTCTCGGGTCTGCTCTCGTCTCACACGGCTGAGCAGCTCTATGCGATGTCCGTCAAGAATGGTCTGGATCAAGATTGGCTCTCTTGGACGGGCAGTGCCTACTCGGGACAGAACGCCTTCCAGCCCGCTGCCGTTAGCAGTCTGTATGGTGGCTTGGGTGCTTTCGGCAGCCAGCTGGCTGGGGCTAACCCGCCTTCCGCTGCGACGGGTGCCCAGAAGGTCCCGCTCACGGGCTCCATCCTCGTCCTCAAACCCTCGCAAGACATCACCCTACAAACGGGTCAAGCACCGAGTTTGGTGGGCAACTTTACCCTCCAATTCAACCTCACCGTCTTCAACAACACGGGTCAAGATGGTGTTCAGCCCCAGCTCTTCGTCATCACGGCGAACAGCGGATTTTTTGAATCCATTCGGGGCAGCAGCCGTATCATCAAGGGTGTCCTCAGCGAGCAAGACATCATTGGTGCTCCCCTCGCCCCGACGGCGACTCGCCAAGAGCTCTGCCGTTATGTCGGTGGTTCTGGTCTGCTCAGCTCGCTCGGCAACATCCTCTCCAAAGTCAAGGGACCCGCTCTGGAACTCTTGAAGGAGGCGGGGATGATGGCGGGCAAGGAGCTCCTCCATCACGGCACGGCGTTCGCCAAGAAGAAGTTCGGTCTCGGCGGTGCGATGAGCGGCGGTGATACGAGCGGCGGTGCGATGAGCGGTGGTCGTTCTCGCAAGGGTGGACTGGACGCCCGACTGATGTAAAGCACTCGTGATCTTCACCATAAAGTCAAAGTAATCCAACGTGTTCTCCCTTCGCATTCTGCGGAGGACTTTATCAAGCATATATAGTCTAACGAAGAATACAAATGAGCACCCAGCTGGATTCTCACTTGTGTTGTAATGATCTTCGGTTTGTGTATTCTTACTGCTCTACCAAAGGATATGAATGGCGAGATTGTTCGGCGACACCTTATTCGCCTTCCACTCACCCTTTATCTTCTCCGCCCGAGCACGATACAACTTTCGCTTCTTCTCTGCCGTCCCTTTCGGCACTCGTCCCGCTTTCTCTTCGGCAGACCATAGGAGGAAGTCATTGTAGTGTTTGAGTCCAAACTTCACGCCGTCGTAATCAAGCTTGTGCTTTCCGTCGGTCGCCAGTTTGAGTTTCTTGGGATCTAATCCGTATGCCTTCGCTTTGGCTCGTGCTTGGCGAAGATAGGCGGAACTCTTATCACCGCCACCTCTCCAAACCTTCATAAAGTCATTGAGTCCTTTCAATAAGGTTCTTACGAGGAGATCCTTATCGTGTTTGTTATCTGCTACGACGAACACATTTGGGTGTGGGTAGTCCTTGCTTTGGTTTTTAAGATCAGCCCAAGAGATTTCAAGATCATCACTATTCTTCCAACGATCTAACAGAGCCCGAAACTCATTCACCCAATTACCTACATCACCGCTTTCAACATCTTTATCGTTAGTCTTATTGTCTAATAGTAGTTTATTGAGAAGGATAGTGATATCGTCCTTTGTTATGATATCGTTCTTTTCTGGACCATTCTTGAATACCGCCGATTCGTAGGTCTTTCCATCGTATTCATATGGACCCGCATAATAGGCTCCGCCGACTTTTTTTTTATCCCGCAGATCGGTGTCGTGCTTGGGGTTGCCGTCAATGAACGAATACACCCTCGCCATCGCCCACTGCTCCTTTGAGAGCTTTTGCGACATCGGGGCATCCACGCCCTTCTTGTAAGACCCCTTCATACGCACAGACGACGGGTTCGTAGTGTAAGCTCCAATACCCCGATTATAAACTTCTTGAAGGGTCTTGCGAGGAATCTTACTTGCTTTTGCGAGTTCAGTAAGCGAATGTCCTTCGTCTTTGAGACCAAGTTTCTTGATCACACTCGTGCGATGCGTTCCACCCGTGAAGTTGTCTAACGCGTGAGCATCCAGCGTATCCATTCCTTTCGTGATGAGTCCAACATACGGAATGAAATAAGAGAAGGCGTTTGCGACCCTACGACCTACACTCTGTTGCTTTACCTTCTTGGGACGGATCTCTACGTTCTTGGCTGACCGACCCATAATCGCAAGGAGCGGATCACCATCTTGATAGATACGGCGGTTAGGAATATCTTTCTGGGCATCACCCAGCGAGATGGCGGGGTTGTAAGAAACACCTTGACGAATCAGTCCCTTCTTCAAGAACATATCCAAGACGGCTCCACCAAGCGAGTGTCCTACGCCATACACATCCACATCGGCTTTATTAGGGATACGGGACATAAACGAGTTGAAGTCGGCAAGATCCTTCTTCCAGCGTGGCGTGTCTTCCAGTTGACCCAGACCCAGTTTGGCGTCAGCATAGATGTCTTGCTTGTCGCTCGTATTGGTTCCACGAATGCCTACGACGACGGTGTCGGTGAATCGTCGGTCTTCGTCGGGGAGAACATAAAACTTCAAGGTAGGCGTATAACTGCGGAGCTTGAAAGGACCGATGTCGGCGGGTGGAGACGTAGAGTATGCTGCCTTTGCGATTTGTTGAAGAATAGAGAGTTCGGGCAGAGGACCCGCTCCGTGAAGTGCGTGATGATTCCCACCACGATTTATTCTTGCCGTCTGTGGGTCAATCAGCAATGGTTCAAAAGACTTGATGTATACCATTCCACTTCTGTGTCCTCTGTGGCGTTGATGGGCGGCGTTATACCCCTCAGTCCAAAGGTCAATGAAGGCTTGTTTTTCATCTTCGGGCAGAAGGTCAAAGTTGAGGTATGATACCCTCCTACCATTCACTCTGCGTGTCGTGTATCCCATCTCTTCTTTCTGCCTATTTATAACCCGTTGGAGCGTGAGATTGCCTTCGTCGTCGTTGCCCACCATCTTTGAAAACTTCAAAGAAGTTCCAGTTCCACCACGACCCAAACCAGTGGGGTCGTCTGGATAGTATATTGCGTTCATAATTGCTTTCCATTCCATAGGAAGATGAGGAACAACCATTCGCCAAAATTGCTCACACTCTCGTTCTGTAATGTCTCCTCGTGGAACGCCCACTCCTATCGCAAATGGAGCTAAATCGTCTTGAAGATGAAGAACACCATTTCCTTCTGCGTATCGTGTTATCCGTCGCATATCATCCAATACAATCGCCCAACGACGATGACGAGGACGAGGCAGAGGCGTAGGCGGAGGCGGAGGAGGAGTGCCCGCTATGAGTTTTGAATCGTCTGCCGATCGGGTGAGATCATCGTATCTATCGTCCCGCCTTCCGCCTTCCATCTTCCGCTCGTTCGCATAAAGAGCACGGCGTTGTGCTTCCGCCCGCTCCTTCGGCAGCGGGTCTTTGCTATGATGCTTTCCATCGGGACCTACAACCCAGTAGAGATCACGCTTCGGTGCCTTACGGAGTTTATACGGCATCCTTTATCTATACTCACAGAAATAGATGGATGAACTTGATGTAGATGATGTAGATCAAAAGGTAAACTATTCCAGCCCACGAACCTATCCCAGCCGAACGATTTATCTACTTTTTCATCTACATCATCTACATCAAACCTAACCAAAATATATCCGTGATAGACAATGAAGATCCTTGAACTATTCAAAGGGACGGGGAGTATAGGCAAGATTGCGAAGAAGATGGGATGGGAGGTGATGAGCGTGGATATTGAGGACAAGTATGAACCCGATATTCTCGCCGACATCTTGGAGTGGAATTATAAGAAGTTCTTCAACGAGACGGGTTTCATCCCCGACTTAGTCTGGGCGTCCCCGCCGTGTAATACCTTCTCCACTCTTGCGTATCAATACAAGGAGCGAGACACCAAGACCGCCGAGCCAAAGAGCGACCGAGCCAAGATAGGCACGGAGATCCTCTACCGCACTCTGCGGATCATTCGCTACCTTCAAAAGCGAAACCCAGACCTCGTCTACACGATTGAGAACCCACGTGGAATGATGAGGCACGACAAGAAGGTCAAAGCTCTGCCCCATCGTGATACGACTTTGTATTGTCTATACGGAGATCTTCTGCGTCGCAAACCCACCGACTTCTTCAACAACGTAGGACTGGACTTGAAAGCCCCCGAGACCAAATGCTCTACCAAAACTCTCGTGAATACCGCCACTCTGCCCTTGAACAAGCGATACGCCATACCACCAAAGCTGGTCAAGGAGATTCTTACCAAGATGGCGGAGCATTACAAGGCACAATAAGTTAATTACGGCGGTAATATGGTTAAAAAATGGTATTTAAATTAATTTAAATACCATTTTTTATATAGGGTGGCGGTGTAATCATCTATTTTATGCCTTTTTTACCCATTCATTCGTAGTTTTGTTCCAATCATACTTGGCGAACCACCCCGCTGATACACTATTCTCCCAACAGAAGACACATTCGTTCGTGATACTACGATGTTGATCGGGATGGAACGCATCTATCTTGGTGAGTGGGCAACCGCATCCAGCACACTCATCGTAGGCTGCTTCTGGTGGGAAGAGGTCTTTGGCGGGAATAAGGAATTGTTCTGCCGATTTCACGATCGCTGCGTGGAAATTGCCTTTGGTTCTCCCTATCATCATATTGAGATAACGACAACGTTCATCCTTGTCCTTGATACGTTTGGCTATCCTCTCAATCTTATCACACTCACGCAGATCGTCAAGGGCACCCTTGAAACTATCAACCGTCTTATTCAAGTCCCAGATCCGCATACGATTCTCCGTCTGGACAACGGCAAGATCTACGTTCGGCGGAATCTCCACGTGCTTTTGAAGAGCATCAATCATCATCAACGCC